GGTCTCCGTCGCGTGCGGGGGGTGCGTTGTTCCCGCTCGCGTATGACACACATTGGCCGGCTGACGGGGAACAGGCAAGGCGATCGGCCTGCATTTCTCGATGATTCTGCGACATGTGGGCAACTGCGTCCGCGATGTGGGCAAGTTCGCGCGGGAGGTCCGCGATGACTCCCGAACACGCGCCTAGTTCCGGTCAAACGCCGGGGGGACAGGGGATGTCCCGGCTCAACCCGGCGGCGCTGCCCGTGGCGGACGCCGCCCGCGTGCTCACCCGGCTTGGCGGTAAGTCCGTGACGGACTCCATGCTCCGCGCCGACATCGATGCCGGCGCGCCCGTAAACGCAGATGGCTCGCTCAACCTCGTGCACTACGCCGCGTGGCTGGTGAAGGAGATGTCTGCCGGTGGCGATTGACCCGCGCAAACTCAAGCCCGGCGAACTCGCGCGGCTGCTCAACAGCACGCCGCTGGGCGAGGTGATCAGCGAGCGGCAGCTCCACCGGCATCGCACGCGCGCCGGGTTCCGCGTCGCGGCAGACGGCGACGCGGGCAAGGTCGATCTGTTCCGATACGTGGCATGGCTCGTGGCCACGCGGCATGAAGCGATCGCTGAGGCCGCCAGTGCGCCCGAGGGTTTGACGGGTTACGACGCGATGAAGGAGCGTGCCCGGCTCCGCAACGCGATGCTCTCGCTGTCGGGACGAGACATTGGTGACCTGCCTCCGGTCGCGGACGCAGCGAGGAGGCGGAAGGCGGCCCGCGACTTCCGGTTCTTCTGCGAGGCGTATTTCCCGCAGACGTTTCACCTCAAGTGGTCGAACGACCATCTCAAGGTCATCGCCAAGATTGAGCAGGCGGTGCTCGATGGCGGACTGTTTGCGATGGCGATGCCGCGCGGCTCGGGCAAGACCTCGCTCTGCGAGATCGCGTGTCTGTGGGCGTTGGTGTACGGGCACCGGGAGTTCGTGGCGCTTGTCGGCTCCGACGAAGAGCACGCGGCCGGGATGCTCGATTCGATCAAGGCGGAGCTGGAGAACAGCGAGATCCTCGGCGGCGACTTCCCAGAGGTCTGCCACCCGATCCGCTCGCTCGAAGGCATCCACCAGCGGGCGTCGGGTCAGCTCTACCAGGGCAAGCAGACCCACATAGGCTGGACCGCACGGGAGATCGTGCTCCCCACCATCTCGGGCTCGGTGGCGTCGGGCGCGATCATCCGCGTGGCGGGGATCACCGGTCGCATCCGTGGCATGAAGCACAAGCGTGTCGACGGCGTGAGCGTTCGCCCGTCGCTCGTGCTCATCGACGACCCCCAGACCGACGAGAGCGCACGGTCGCCCTCGCAGTGCGCCAACCGCGAGCGGATCCTCGCCGGCGCGATTCTGGGCCTGGCCGGCCCGGGCCGGAAGATCGCTGGGCTCATGACGCTGACCGTCGTGCGCCCCGACGACCTGGCCGACCGCATCCTCGACCGCGACAAGCACCCGCAGTGGCAGGGCGAGCGGACCAAGATGGTCTATTCGTTCCCCAAGAACGAGAAGATCTGGGCCGAGTACGCCCGCGTGCGGGCCGAGGGGCTTCGCGCCGATCGCGGGAGCATTGATGCCACGGCGTTCTACGGCAAGCACCGGACGGCGATGGACGAGGGGGCGGTCATCGCCTGGCCGGAGCGGTTCAACCACGACGAATTGTCGGCGGTGCAGCACGCCATGAACCTGCGGCTGCAGAACGAGGCTGCATTCTTCGCCGAGTACCAGAATGAGCCGCTGCCGGAGGTCGAGGTCGCCGACGACCTATTGAGCGCCGACCAGATCGCAGCGAAGGTGAACGGGCACGCCCGCGGGCTTGTCCCACTCGGGTGCTCGCACCTGACGATGTTCGTGGACGTGCAGGGCAAGGCACTGTTCTACCTCGTAGCCGCCTGGGAAGACGACTTCACGGGTCACATCATCGACTATGGCACCGAGCCGGACCAGAAGCAGGCATACTTCACGCTTCGGGATGTACGCCGGACGCTTGGGGCCGCATCACCACGCGCCGGCGTTGAAGGCGCGATCTACGGTGGCCTGGAGCGGCTCATCGAGGCGACGGTTGCTCGCGAGTGGCGGCGCGACGACGGCGCGATGGTGCGGATCGACCGATGCCTGATCGACGCCAACTGGGGTTCGTCGACGGACGTGGTCTATCAGTTCTGTCGCCAGAGTCCGCACGCCAGCGTGCTCACGCCCAGCCACGGACGCTATGTCGGCGCGAGCAGCCTCCCGTTCAGCGATTACAAGCGGAAGCGCGGCGAGCGGGTCGGCTTGAACTGGCGAGTGCCGATCGTGACCGGAAAGCGGGCGGTGCGGCACATCCTGTTCGATACCAACTACTGGAAGAGCTTCGTGCACGCGCGTCTCGCGGTGCCCATGGGCGATCCCGGCGGGCTCTCTCTGTTCGGCCAGAAGCCCGAGCCACACCGTCTGTTGTCGGAGCACCTCACCAGCGAGTACCGCGTGCGGACGGAAGGCCGGGGCCGCACCGTGGACGAGTGGAAGCTCCGTGTCGAAGGGCTCGACAACCACTGGCTCGATGGTCTCGTCGGCGCGGCGGTCGCCGCATCCATGCAGGGCGCGGTGCTCTTTGGCACTGATCACAAGCAGGCTGTGCGCCCTCGTCTTCGACTGTCGGCACTCAAGGGAGCGCAGCGCTGATGCCACGCGTGCGGCGAGTCATCCCGACGGAGAAGGACCAGCCCCTCGGGCTGGTGTGTCGTGGCTGTGGATGCCAGCACTTCCGAGTGCTCTACCTCAAGCGGATTGCCGGTGCGATTGTGCGCCGGCGGGAGTGCCGGCACTGCGGGCGGCGTGTCTCGACCAGGGAAGCCCAGGCGTAGCCCGTTCGATCTATCGAATGACTTGACCCAAGCGCTGCGCAAAGCGGACAGCGGCCCCAGCGACGGCGTATGTAGCCGGGAGACGTCTCGTCGTTTCGAGACGAGGAGACCGCTGTGCCCGACGCCCCACCATCTCCGGATCCCGACCAGGCCCTCCGCGACGCCGCGTCGCAGCCTGCCAAGGCGTCCGTGGATGGTCAGTCTGTCGAGCAGCACCCGCTGAAGGACCAGATCGAGGCCGACCGCTACCTCGCGTCCAAGGCCGCCGCGAGGAAGCCCGGCCTCGGCATCAAGTTCGCCAAGATCGTCCCCCCCGGTTCTGTCTAACCGCCCATGCTGAAAGCCATTGCCAACATCATGAGCCGGGTTGCTCCCCTTCGCGGGATGCAGAGCGTCTCTCCCTCCCCGGCGGCGTCGCGTGCTCCGCACGGAGGCGGATCGCGCGGCGGCCGCCGTTTGGTTGTCGCCAAGTTCGACTCGGCCAAGACCACCCCGGAGAATCGCAAGCACTGGGCCAACGCCGATGGCCTCTCGCCCAACGCCGCGATCAACCCGGAGGTGCGGCGCGTCCTCCGCAACCGCGCCCGCTACGAGGTCGCCAACAACTCGTATGCCAAGGGCATCGTCCTCACGCTCGCCAATGACACCATCGGTACCGGTCCCCGGCTGCAGATGCTCACTGACGACGCCGACGCGAATGCTCGCATCGAGGATGCGTTCGAGCAGTGGTCGCGGGCGGTCGACCTCCCCGGAAAGCTCCGCACCATGCGGCTGGCCCGGGCCGAGAGCGGTGAGGCGTTCGCGCTCCTGATCAACAACCCCGGCATCGCGTCAGCGGGCTCGCCCGTATCGCTTGATCTCAAGCTCATCGAAGCGGACCAGGTTTGCACGCCCTTGCTGCGCCGCGGGCGCAACGACGAGATCGACGGCATCGCTCTGGATCAGTGGGGCAACCCCTCCGCCTACCGCGTGCTCAAGCGGCACCCCGGTGACAGCGGCGTGTTCCGCACGCCCATCGACGACCTTACGGCCTACGACACGTTCCCCGCCTCGTCGGTCGTGCACTACTTCCGCCCGGATCGGCCCGGCCAACTCCGCGGCATCCCCGACATCACGCCGGCGCTCCCGCTGTTCGCGCAGCTCCGCCGGTACACATTGGCGACCATCGCCGCCGCCGAGACCGCCGCCAACTTCGCCGCCGTCATCTACACCGACGCGCCTGCCAACGGCGAAGCCGATCCGCTGGAGCCGATGGACGAGGTCGAACTCGAGCAGCGCCTGGCGACCGTCCTTCCCGGTGGCTGGAAGCTCGGCCAGGTCCATGCCGAGCAGCCGACGACCACGTTCGGAGAGTTCAAGCGCGAAATCCTCAACGAGATCGCACGGTGCTTGAACATGCCGTTCAACGTCGCGGCTGGCAACTCCTCGGGGTACAACTACGCCAGCGGTCGCCTCGACCATCAGGTGTACTACAAGAGCATCCGCGTCGAGCAGCACCACCTGCAGCTCGCCGTGCTCGATCGCATTCTCAAGGCGTGGCTCAACGAGGCGGTTCTCGTCGAGGGGCTGCTCCCGCAGTCCCTGCGGACCATCGCCGCAACGCTCCCGGAGCACGCGTGGTTCTGGGATGGCGTCGAGCACGTTGATCCCGCCAAAGAGGCCAACGCCCAGGCCACCCGACTGGCCAACCACACGACCACGCTCGCCGCGGAGTTCGCCCGGCAAGGCCGCGACTGGGAGCAGGAGCTGCGCCAGCGTGCCAAGGAGCTCGCGCTCATGAATGAGCTCGGCCTCGCACTCGCAACCGCACCGGCTGCCGCTCCGGCCGCGAACGCGCCCGCCGAGGACACCGATCCCCCAGACCAAGTTGATGAGGAGACCGCCAGTGCCAGTCACCGCTGACCCCAAGAAGACCATTCCCGCTCTCACGCTCACCGCAACCGCCGACATCACCGTCGTTGCTGCGGCCGATGGGCAGGCTGCGCCTCTCCCCCGCTTCAAGATGGTCGCGTACACCGGCGGCGCGATGCGGGTCGCGGGCTGGCGTCACCCGGTCGTGATCGACCTCGCGGGCCTGGCGGTTCCCTCGCAGGCACGCCCCATCCGTTTCGGGCATGACCCGCTGTCGGGCGTCGGCCACACCGATTCGATCCGCGTCGAGGCCGGGCAGCTCGTGGCGACGGGCGTGATCTCGCGTGACACGAGCGCCGCCAAAGAGGTCGTCGCGTCCTCGCGGAACGGCTTCCCCTGGCAGGCCTCCGTCGGCGCGAGCGTCGAGGAGTTCGAGTTCATCAAAGACAACCAGAAGGCGACGGTCAACGGCCAGGAACTCACTGGCCCGGTCAACGTCGTCCGCAAGGCCACGCTCGGCGAGATCAGTTTCGTGGATCTCGGCGCAGACGGCCGCACCAGCGCGAGCATCGCCGCGCGTCAGAACAAGGAGCCCAGCGTCATG